CGATGAACGCCTCTTTGCTGACTCTATCTTCATAGATATATGGTACTTGCTGAGAACCGATAACTGACTTTGATGCCGGAATCAATCCGAAGCCATACATGTTTTCATCTTCGTCCATCACTTGCTCTTGTAGCCCACCAGTCATGGTGGCAAGAATAGGGGTTCCGCAAGATAGAGATTCAAGAGTGGCTAATCCAAAACCTTCAGCATCTGAAATGTTAATTGTACAGTCAACTGAATTGTATAGCAAAGCCATTTGTTCTGGAGGATATTTTCCAGGGGATAGCAAAACTCTACCATCTGGTACTTTGGCATCTTTAATTACTTTTTCTAAATCAGTTCCATATACGTCTTTAGGATCTGTGTGCATAATCAAACGAATATCTTTATCGGCTGGCTGAGTTTTGAGAAATTCATTAAACCACCACACCAACGTTCCCGACTGTTTACGTCGAGCATTTCGATTGTTCCAAAAAAACAAAAAAGCATCTTCGCTACCAAAGTGCTCTTTCTTAAATCTCTTAACATCCATTGAAGAGTGTTTTCTATATATATCTGGATCGACAGCATGAGGGATATATGTTTCATATACTCCTGGGGAAACTGTTTGAACAATATCGCTAGTAACTTTTGAAATAGTAGCGATAACGTCGTTTGAATCATAGAATTTTTTATTAAACATCGGATAAGGATAGTTATCCCACACATGATAATAAACAATTGGGATCAGTGGTCTAATTTCATCTTCCATAGACCAGAGCCATTCCCAAAAACGTGGATCAGTCATAATCCACATCATATCTGGCTTTTCACTTCTAATCATGCCACGAATTAATTCAGGATTACCATATTCGTCCACAGGAATGATTTTCCAATCTTCTCCATACTCTTCGGTAATAATGGTATCCATGCTAGCATGTTTGGTTGCACCAGCAAGAGAAATAAATTCATATTTTCCAGTCTTTAGCATACCTTCAATAAAATATCTAGTTTGTATACCGACCCCAGACATGACCAGGGGGTGATCACCCAAAGTTACTATCTTGATTTTTTTCATATGACGAGATTTTCCTTATGTGCAGTGTTTAGTTTTATAAAATTTGCACCTGTTACATGATAAGCGATTTTTAATGAATCTACTTTTGTTGATATTATACAAGGCTCTTGTCAATAAGTTAAGCGCGTTTGATATTTTTTTTGGACCACTTGTAATTCTGACAAATTCTACTTTGTCTTTTTTTGCAGTTCTCTTGAGCAAAACAAAATGAGTTTCGATATCTTTGGGATCAATTTTGTGTTTCTTCGCAAAATAGTGCTTATACAAGGTCAACTGGTATGTTACCAGCGGGTCTCTTTTTTTCTGACTATCCCAACCCCATGAACAGGTCTTCCAATCGATTATATGATATTTACCATCTGGTGTTTTGATCACCAAATCAATAAACCCCTTAAACATGTATTTGTGATCTTCAAACTCATCAACAGGAACATATATCTTTTCTTCTGCTGAGATTAAATCGAAATCGCCAAACTGTCCTTTGAGTGAGGGAAGGATAAGTGGGGCAAGTTCTTTACCTTGCTCTCTCATATCAACTAAGTCTTTTACCTTCATCTCATTACGGACTTCTTTTGGAAGACCTTCTAATGTAACCAAAAAAGAAATATCAAAATGTTGCTTTTCATCTAATTGATGGTTTTCAACTTTTTCTTTACATGTATCATGTAAAGCGTTTCCAAAAGCGGTAAAAATATTTCCCTGGAATCCTTCAACCTTCTCAATTTGAACTAATTTATAATAATGAGCGCAGGTGGCCCAATCTTTAAGTCCTGAATAGGATATATGTACTGGTTGCACTACTCTTCCGTTTCTGGATCAGCCAAATACTTTACTTTATCATACAACACAGGACTAATCTTCTGCAAGTATGTTGGATCATGTAACAGATAGTGTTCAAAACCTTCACTGAAATATTCAGACAATGAAGTAGCTGAATATGGTGTTACAAATAATCCCCTGGTAAAGCTCCTTAAATTGTCAAACCCTAAATCAAAATATAAGAACTCATCAAATTCCTGTACATAATCAGGAACGCGATCTAAGTCATACCCTATAGTATACCCTCGTGAGCGCAAAATGTCAAGTAGTCTTTGTCTTTTACCCAAATATTCTAATTCTAGTTTATCGTCTCCGTACAGTTCTAATCCATATGGTTTTTCTAGTGAATGTGCAATTTCATGAACAATATCATCATATAAGTCATCTTCTGACTTCTGTTCGTTAGTTGCATATATAGCTCCATCTGTATATACAGATTTTACATCTCTTTGAATTAATTCAGAAAATTGTCCTATAATGATAGTATCAATCTCATAAAATAAATGTTCTGGGATGTTTTTTTCTAACCTATTAATTACATTTTGAAATTGAATATTATTCGTCAAGGGATCCGTGATTAGGACAGGCACTTTATTAAATAACATAAATTCATTTTTGTTTGAATTAGAATAAGAAATATATTTTACTGCTCCGGGCTCTAAATCCATTTTATTCCCTACTGTGTCTAGGAAATCGTTCAGAGTCAATATCTGCCAAAGCTTGCTTATATCCTCTAATAAAATTTTCTTCTGCTAAAGCTAGCAGCAATTCTGGGAATTCTTCAGCTAAAACTTCAACTGCCATCTCAACAGTGATATTATCTGTATCGGGATTAAGTTTATTTCCAATATAGTTAACAACCATGTCCTTAAATCCTGAATCTTCTGGTTTAACTACTTTTTCTAATTCTGGGCTTTTATCTTTTGTCATATCTATAAGTTTTTAGCTGCAATGCTTGCTAGCTTAGACCTTTCTCCTTTTTTGAGTGTTATGTGGCCGGTAATGTCATATTTTTTAAGTTTTTCTACAGCATATGTGAGTCCATTTGATGTTTCATCAATATACACATTATCAATCTGTTCTACATCACCAGTTAAAATAATTTTAGTTCCTTCGCCAACTCTGGTTACAATTGTTTTTAATTCATGTCTGGTTAAGTTCTGGGCTTCATCGATGATTATAAATGCATTAGAAATTGAACGACCACGAATGTAAGTTAAAGCTTCTAGTTCAATTGTTCCATTGTTCATATACTCTGATAAAGTAACTTTATCGTTGCCCATCAAAGCTCTTAAGTTATCCTGAATGGGGGCTAACCACGGGCTCATTTTCTCTTCCATTGATCCAGGCAAATATCCAAGATCTTTGCCCATAGGCTGAATAGGTCTAGAAACAATGAGGCGAGTATATATAGGATCTTGTTTATCCATAACTTGCGCTAAACCAGCAGCGATTGCACACAAGGTTTTTCCTGAACCAGCTTTGCCTACCAACGAAACAAGGTGGATAGAAGGATCAAGTAAAAGATCTATTGCAAAACTCTGCTCTTTGTTTCTGGCTGAAACACCCCATACATTTTTATGTTCAGTTACTTGTCTTAGAGCAAAATTGGATTCTATAAATCTAGCCAGTGCTGTCTTTTTATCATTTGCATTTGAAACTAGTAAAATAAATTGATTTGGATAAAATTTCTTACTTTCATTTTCATCTAAGAAGATATTTTTTCCTTCATAAAACTGTTCTATCACCTGATCATCAACAAGGTGTTCTATAAACCCTGCATATACTTGTTCAGCAGATTCAACTACTTGATTTAATGTATAGTCCTCAGTATCAAGGCCCACAGCATCACACTTAACACGCATATTAATATCACGAGACACAACTACACACTTTCTATTTGGAAAATTAGCAGAAACTGTTAATGCAGTAGCAATAATTTGATTATCAGGTACACTTAAATCCCAATCAGATGGAATGTGCTCTTTATCGTATCGTAAAGCAGATATTATACCTTTTCCGCGACCAAGACGAACTCCAATATTTAAACTTCCTTTAGTTCTTAGTTCATCAAATACTTTAATGATTTGTCTTGAGTTATATCCTACGGTATCTTGTCTTTTTTTGTGTTTATCTATTTCTTCTAATACTTTTAAGGGAACGACAATATCATTATTCTTAAAAGCATAGATAGAATGAAAATCAGTAAGGTAGACGCTAGTATCAAGTATGTAAGTCTTTTTAGCCATTTATATTATAATAGTATACCTATCTCTCCTTAAATAGTTAATTCTACAATTTATTTTTTATAGTCATAGTTACTAGTAAAGTATCATTAGTGAGGTAATCTGTAATGAAGCTATTAAATACTATCTTAGTAACTATACTCTTTAATACTATACTTCTTAGTTGTTCTAATGTCAAGAACATTCCTCCAAAACTTATTTCTGAAACTTTTACTTATTTAACTGCACATGCAATTGTAGAAGTTTGTGGTCCCACAAAAAGCCATGGAATACGGTGTCTTAAAATGGATCCCAAGAGATTTTCTGCATCTGGTTCTGTAGTTAAACACATAAAAGAATATTCATACATCTTGACAGCGGCTCACTTTTGTAATATAAATAGGACACAGGTAATTGAAGCAGCGCTTAATCCCGCTCTTATTGAAGCTCACTTTACAGATATAAAGGGTGTGAACGTACATGTACTTATTGAAATTTTAGATGGTAATGGCATAACAAGAATAGGAAAAGTTGTAGAGTCTAATGCTTTATTAGATGTTTGTATTTTAAAAACCGATAGAATAGATACACAAATCCTGCAACTTGCATCTGCTCCTCCATCTTATGGCGATACTTTGTGGAATCTGTCTTCTCCACTAGGCATTGTTATGCCTCGAACTGCTCCTGTACTTAAAGGTGTATATTCTGGAAAAGCTAAATTAAGTGGCGGAAGAGATGTATATGTAATCACTGATTTACCTGCTGTATTTGGTTGTTCTGGATCTCCAATGATAAATCATAATGGTAAATTAGTTGGAATGATTTATTCTACTAATCAACATTTTAGAGAAATTTCTTATGCTGTAGCTCTAGAAGATATTAGGAATTTTATGGATAAAGTTTTTATAAATAAAAAACGAAAGCCACCCATTACTGGAAATACTACTTTGGAAGTTGAAATAGAACCTATCCATAATATGCTTTCGCAGCCGCCTCCTCGATGAGCAGATGGTGGAGATGGCGGGACTCGAACCCGCGTCCACAATAATTCTAATTAATAGTCATTCACAAGTTTAGACAATATATCTTCACATATTGTCAAGTGAAGGTAGTTTGTCCCTCTGCATTACTACCATTACAGTCCACCTACTAAAGTAGGGTAGCCATTTTTTTATACAACTTTCTGTTTCGAGGTAGTTGCCACCCAGCACTTACTTATGCAGCAAGAGCAAATTCAATATTATCATTGACATTTATAAATTTGTATTGTTAAGGCCATT